ATTCGTTATTTCTCCGATATTGAAATGATGAATGCCGTTTATAATGCTTTACTGGTAAACGGAATAATTGATTAGTTTTCATTAAATCACGCGTTTTCACAGTGGTGAAAACTACCCAAAACACGAAAACTCAATATGATCTATTTAACTCTTTTTACCCTTTACTTTATATTAATACTTTGGTTTGATAATCGCTATCATGTATAAGCAAATGAAATCCTCAAGAACAGACTTTTATGTTTTAACACTTGGTCTTTTGGTTATTGGTATAACCATAGGAATGGCCAAAATATCCAAAAAGGAATCTCTTAACTGCCGCATCACGTATTACTGCGGAGATGATAAGTGGGGGGATCAAGTGGCCGATCCTGCAACTAAGAGAGCCGTCACGGGAGTCACGGTTGCCGCTCATCCTGACTTCCCATTTGGTACCAAGATTTTTATCCCTGAGCTCAAGGGATATATTGGTGACGGTCACTTTATCGTTCAAGACCGTGGAGCCTGGGTAACTTCTAAAAAGGCTGCTCAAGGAAAGGCATATGTGTTTGATGTATACGTGCCGACCAAACGTGAACAAGACAGTCATGCGACCAAAAGGCCGATGTATATGGAGGTTCAAATTCTTCGAGATTAAGGCTGTTCCAGAATTTGTATCAAATCTGGCATTTTTGTATCCAATTCGGTAAAAATGGGAAAAAAGTGCATTTTTATACCGTTTTTCTATTTACATTTATCCCAAACTGTGTTAGAATAATATAGTAACGGTACTACTAATCCACCCACTATATTATGAAATCCATCACTGAACTCAACCTTCACCAAATCACCAAAAACGGGGAACAGGCATGGCCTGAGTATGAATACCGCAAAGGCGAGTGGGTTTTGGTCGAATACGATTTTCTCCCTCGTCCCGAGTGGGAATCCGCCGACGATTTTGGAGGAACCTTTTCAAAGGAAGAGACCGACAAGATTCTCGCATTTGAGCCCGACGCAGTGGCCACCCCTCTCACAGTCGACCAACTCAAGAGCATCGTCATTGGGGAAATCTCAGACACAAGCAAGGAATTCGATGGGTTCCGCCTTCGCCTTAATTCGGCTGATTACACCCTCGCTGAACTAGAGGAAAAACTGGAAGATTATCGTCGCACTCTTCGTCAGGCAATCGAAGCCGCTTAAGAATTACCCAATTTATATTATGACAGTAAAACCTAATCGAACAGGAACTTATCAATTCACCGTTGACATGAGCAGTGAAGAGGATATGAAATCGGTCCAAAACTTCCGCAAGAAGTTTTACGGAACTAATAAGTATGTTAAACTCCAAGGTCGCTGGGGTAAGAACAACCCTAACTATACGACAAGTAAAAGTGCTTGGGGTGGATCTCGCTATTTCGTTCCTCTCGCGGATGCTGCTTATGCCGACGTTTATGTTTATCTTCGCTAAATTCTTAATTTTTAAAATCCCAACCACCTATTATATTATGACACAAAAAAGCAAACTATCTGCTAATCAAAAAATCGCAATCTCCAAGACGGTTCGTGTTCGCACAGCCAACTTAGAAGATCACCTTCACATTAAGGCTGACCGTAAACCAAACTGGAGTTTGGGACAGCGTAAAACCAAGCGGGGAATGAGTGTATCATACCGCGGTCGAATTACTCCAACCAACCTTGAGATTTAGAATTATGATTGAAAATAACACCACACTAAAAACAAAAGCGCTCAAGCTTTGGTACTCTAACGCCATCAGTATGGAGACCTACTACGACATCTCCGAGATGATTAGGGTCTTCCAGCTTGAGGAACTACCGGACGTTTATCCAAAAGCTCCCGAAGGTTATTTTAACGCTTAAGGCAGATTCGGGTCAAGGCACCAAGCTTCGATAACACACTTACGAACGTATTCCCAGGGCATCAAGAACGTACCAACGTTACCCCAATTTTGCCCCCACGAATTAACAAGTGTAATGCCATCTGATCGAACTTCATCAACAAACGCCCAATGGCAACCAACAATAGGATCATTTGTCCCGGGCAGACGAAGCTTACTGGATCGACCTGTGTGCCTTTCAAACGAAGAGTAAACTGTCATGTTAATTCCAATAGGAAGTTGCTCTTGGCCAATCGCCCAATAAAGATCGTTCTTAGTATTATCAAAATTCCGTCTATCAACATTTAACCTTTTATAACCTTTGAAACGAATCACCTGCTCATCATTTAATTCGGGAGGTGAGTCTGAGTATTTTCTCGGCTTCCAAACCCCGTTCTCGCAAACACCTTTTGAAACAAGGGTCTTGAAGATGTCTCTTGGATGACCTCCTGCATTGGCGCCTTCCCAACCATTTGTTTTTCTAACCCAATACCAAATCCAATACGGATTAAAATCAATTTTAAGTCCAGTTATACGCCGATAAAAACTATGAAGCATTCCTGCAGTTCCATGACCAGTACACGAACCCCAGCTTCCTTGATTAAGGATATCACCGCGAAAGGCTTTCAACGAAACATCCTGTTCTCGAGCGGCGCCAGCTACGTAAAGATGATCCCGTTCGTCAGGCTCTGAAGGCAACACATACGAATACTTCTTTCTTAATTTTGATAAACTCATTGACCTGCAAATTCTAATTTTAAAAATAACTCAATCGTTTCTAAAATGGCTTCCTTATCTCTGTCATACGACCATTCATTAAGTACGACAAACTCTGACTGATTTGTTTGTCCAGAAATGTAAGACACTTTATATCTTTGAACCAAATCCTTATCCCTTGTTATATATGTTAGCTCAGTCAAATACTTTGCTTTGGTAAAAGAGCTGCTGGAAGATTTTGACGAATTATTTAAAGTTGAACAGCTCGGTAGCGCAGTGAAAATAACCGAGAAGATGATCACAAAAAGAAATAAGTTTTTACGAATAGATTTAATCATTATATAGATATTTATTCATGGGAAAGAATTGCAAGCTTTGGGAATACTGGTGTAAAGCAATAGGAGCAAAAGCATATGACGATAACAGACACGCGGATCGAGTTGCAATCATTCGTACCTTTTGGGTTCTTCTCCACGTCTTTACCTGCTTCTTTATTATCTTAAACGCAATCGCCAGTCACGGCTGGGCACTATTAGGATTTAACTAACAACATACTATGGAAAATACAACTGAAATTGATTCTGCTATTGAAACACTAACCTCTTCGGCTAAAGGTCTTACGGATTTTTACGAAGAACTTTACGGTGAAAGTATTTCTGATTTTGACGCTTCAGACGAACCCACGAATTCTGTAAAATCTGATTTGTGGAGGAGAGCCTCAAGCCTTCAACAAATGGCGGAAGAACTACAATCCGTTAAGTAACGTAATGATTATACTTACAGATGTAGACGGTGTTCTTCTTTCGTGGGTCCATTCATTTGAGTGGTGGATGAAGCAAAAGGGATACAAGAAAAAGGAAACTTCATATTATATTGACACGCAGTATGGTATTAGCGAAAAGCGCGCAAAGATTCTTGTTGAACATTTTTGCGAGTCCGCCGCAATTGGATTTCTTCCTCCGATAAGGGATGCTATTAAATACGTACGAAAGTTTCATGAAGAACACGGTGCGGTATTTCACGCCATAACTTCGTTTGGACAAGAGCGGTATGCCGTTCAACTCCGCGAGCAAAATCTCAAACGGGTGTTTGGCGAAACGGTTTTTGAGCGCATTCATTGCCTTCCTTGTGGTGGTGATAAAGCTGAAGCGCTGGAAAGATACAAAGGAAGTGGATGGGTTTGGGTTGAAGATAAAACGGAGAACGCAAATCTTGGCGCCAAACTTGGATTACAATCCTTCTTAATGGATCATCCATATAACTGGAACCAAAACCTTGATGCTGGAGTAAAACGGGTTGACACTTGGAAAGAGATTTACGACTTAACGACATGAGTGCTGGAAAGGGAGATAAACCACGACGTGTTAACGGCGACAAATTCAGATCCAATTACGACTCTATCTTCAGAAAAAGGGGTAAAGAGAAGCCGAAAAAAACTGAAGAACATACTGATAATTAACGTTTTTCTATTTACATTTTTCCCAAAGTATGGTAGAATAGTGGTATGGCCCACCACCGTAAAAAGAAAAAGAAAAAGCTGGACAAGTCTCCACTAGGTTTGCGTAGCCTTGTGCGGCATCTTATGGCTCCACCCACTAAAAAGTTTAAGAACAAAAAGAAAGAGCAAAACAAGCGGCAGTGTCGCGACTAATTTATATTATGAGTAAACTACCAACCCTCTTTTCTAGAGCATCCACTGGTGCACTAAGAGAATGGACAATTGAATACAGTGATACCGCGTACCGAACCCATAGCGGGCAAGTTGAGGGTAAGATTACCACCTCTAAATGGTACGACGTTAAAGCCACAAATGTTGGTCGAGCTAACGAACGTAATGTTGCTGAGCAAGCAGAGTTTGAAGCTCAAGCTAAGTGGCAGAAGAAACTTGATGCTGGATACACTGAAGACGAGACAGCAGTTGATACCTCGGTTAAATTTATCTCGCCTACTCTCGCTAAGAAGTGGGAAGATCGACATGACAAAGTAGAGTATCCCGTTTTCTCTCAACCCAAACTCGACGGAATGCGAGCTGTGATTACCAAGGACGGCGCTAAGAGCCGTAATGGAAAACCATGGGTAACCATTCCGCATATCTTAAAGTCTCTTGAGCCTGTGTTTAAGGCCTTTCCAGATCTTATTCTTGACGGCGAGCTTTATAACCACGAGTATAAAGAAGACTTTAACAAGATTTGTTCGCTTGCCAAAAGAACCAAACCAACCGGCGAAGATCTTGAAGAAAGCGCTGAAAAGCTGCAGTTCCATTGGTACGATATTGCCGATGCAAGTAAAAAGTTTGCCCAACGAACCGAGGACCTACAATCCATTTACGTGGAGTTCAACTTGAAAGATACCGCAATCCGAATGGTAGAAACAAACTTCCACAGTTGCTCAGCTTCAGTTGATAGTGCTTACACGGATTACGTTGACCGTGGATTTGAAGGCCAAATGATTCGTGAAAGTATTCCCTATGAATTTAAACGCAGCAGTGGTTTACTAAAGCGTAAAGACTTTCAAGATGAAGAATACCTTATACTAGATATCTGTGAAGGGAAAGGCAATAAGACGGGTATGGCAGGATACGCCATTCTTCGTACCGAATCGGGACAAGTGTTTAACTCAAACATCAAAGGGCCACACGACTTTTTAAAGGACCTGCTCGTCAACCGCGACAAGTACATTGGTTCTTACGGCACTTGTACTTTCTTTAATCTTACTCCAGATGGAATACCACGCTTCCCCTATCTTACTAGGTTAAGGGATGGAAAATCAGTGGACTAACGTGATAAGAAACTTTACTATTTACATTTATATTAACTTGTGATATAATATTATTATGGCAAAAACAAAAAATAAATTAGACCGCCGAGGTGAAGTTAAAGCGGTTGATTTTAAGTTCACTGGAACGGAACCTACATGGGTAGATGCCGAAAGCATTAGCGCTGAAGAATACCATATTCGCCAAGGTCGTGCTCTTCGCTTTTATAATTATTATCTTGATGCAGCTGACATGCGCCCTTGGGTAATTGATTGGATGAGCTCCAACGGGTATACTAAATCCGATATCTCAGCAATTAAAAATTTACCTCCAAACACACTTGTAAGTACGGTTGGAAAGCTTGTGAGAATGCTGCAGCGAGGTATGCCAGACACCGCTCCGAACTCTAACGATTCCAAAGGAGCTTCTAAATTTATTCGTGAACAACTAAAAGATGCAATTACTGATTATCGACTTATAGTTGCAGAGGCCAAACCTGAAACAGAAGAAGACAATTCAAAACCTAAACCTGTTGTCAAGACTCCGCTTCAAAGGCTGGAAGCTAAAGTTAACGACGAAGTGATTACCCATCTTGAAGTACTTCTTGATAAAATTGCTGAAGTCACGCACGATGATACTCCAACAAAGATGCCTTATATGGATGTAAGCATGCTGTTACGCAGCTCTTCCACTCCTGCCAAAGGTGCTAAGGTTGTTGTAGATTGGCTTACTCACCAACACGCTGAGCTCAAGTCTGCTGCAGATCGCACGTGTGAAGATGCGGTTGAAGGTTATTCGTATTTAAGAAAGCCTCAACTAAATCGCATTGTTACCAACTTTGAAAAGATGATTGCCGATGCTGCTTCTCATGCCAAAGTTAAAAGTACGCGACGACCTCGAGTGAAACGACCAAAGGCTGCAGACAAGCAGGTGGCTAAACTTAAATATTTAAAGGACGATGATACGTATTCATTACGGAGTATTGATCCTGTTGCTATTCCTTTTAGTCAAAGGGTATATGTCTTTAATACCAAGTATCGTCAACTGAGTATTTACTACTCAAGTACACCCAGTGGCTTTAGTGTTAAAGGAACAAGTATTAAAGAGTTTGATCCCGACAAGAGTGTTACCTTAACCCTTCGTAAACCCGAGGATGTGCTGCCGCTAATTCTTTCAGGAACCGTAAGAAAAATTGATAATCTGTTAAAGACTTTAAAAACAAAACCAAGAAAAGCTAACGGAAGAATTAACGACAATACCGTTTTACTCAAATCATTTGATAAAGCATGAGAAAGAAAGAAGTAGAGGAAGCGTTAAACCTTCCCATGACAAAAGAGCAGTTTATCTGCCAAGTTGAAACCCTTGTTCGCAGGGATGAAATGGGATACGCAGAAGCTATTATATACATCTGCGAGGAAAGAGAGTTTGATCCCGAGGATATCACAACCTTTATAAGCGGCCCGTTGAAAGAAAAGCTAAAACTTGAAGCCGTGAATAACAACGTTCTTAAAACCAAAAAAAGTAATACAGCAAAGCTTGTATGATAACACTGAATACCGAAAGCTGCACACCAATGGATGCTTGGAGTACATTCACTGCAATGTCTCTACATTTTAATTCCGAAAGGGATTACGATGCTTTTAAGTTTAACTTTAAAGGTCCACGGTGCAAGCGTGAAACGTTCATGTCTCATAAGAATCGGTATCAGTTTGAAAAGTTAGCCAGAGCATATCCCAAGAGAAACGAAGTAATTCTTTATTCTCTTGCAAACCTTATTGCTGGTAACAAGTGGATCGGAGAGTGTAACGAAGGAGCGTATAACAACTGGACTGGAAAGGTTCAAGCGCTTGATTATAATTTTAAAACTGATGTTGCAACTATTGGTGAAGAAGCTGAACGCTTGAGCCTAACTTTTGATCAATGCTTTTTACCTGATGATCTTAGCGAACCTCCTTTGATATATAAACTATATGTAGGAGGTAAGATCTCTATTGAGACGCTCGCCGTATTTGAAAATATGCTAAGCTTTACCTCTCGCTTAAATAAGAAACTTATAGACCCTTTGGAAGTATCAAAGGGCACATCCTTTCTGGTCTCAAAGTATGCACCGTTTTTGGTTCATGCTGCAGACCTGAAAAAATATACAGAAAATGTACTTTCTGTATTTACAAAATAGTGATAATATGGTATAATATTATCGCGCTACAATACAACGCAATACAACGTAATACAAAACAATATGTCATTCGATAACCTAAAAGCAAATCGTCAAGCTGCCATTGGTAAGCTTGTTCAAGCGGCTGAAAAAGTCGGCGGAAACACTAGTAAAAACAACTATGGTGACGACCGTCTCTGGAAGCCTGCAGTAGATAAGAGCGGAAATGGATATGCGGTAATTCGCTTTCTTCCTGCTAAAGAAGGAGATGATCTTCCGTGGGTCCGTTATTGGGATCATGGGTTTCAAGGTCCAACTGGACGTTGGTACATTGAGAATTCTCTAACAAGCATTGGTAAAGACGATCCTGTTTCTGAACTTAACGGTCGCCTTTGGAACAGCGGAGTTGAATCTGATAAAGATATTGCTCGTTCGCGCAAGCGGCGCCTGCACTATGTTTCAAATATCCTTGTGGTATCCGATCCTGCTAATCCTGAAAACGAAGGTAAGACCTTTCTTTACAAGTACGGAAAGAAAATCTTTGACAAGATTATGGATGTTATGCAGCCTCAATTCCAAGATGAGAAAGCGGTTAACCCGTTTGACTTTTGGGAAGGCGCAAACTTCAAGTTGAAGATTCGTAATTTCGAAGGTTATCGTAACTACGACAAGTCTGAGTTTGATTCTGCTACAGCACTTTTTGCTGACGATGAAGCTCGACTTCGCGATACATACGAAAGCCTTTATGCGCTAACTGAGTTTGTTGATCCTTCAACATACAAGTCGTATGAAGATCTCAAGCGTAAGCTTATTGAAGTTCTTGGCGAAGAAGAGGTTAATGGTTCTGCTAGTGTGAGTGCTCATGCAACCATTAACGAACCTTCAGCTCCAGGGCTTGATAAGGTAGAGGATGAAATCCCTGGGCTAGGCGCAGATGCCGCAGCTCCAGAACCTGCTCCAGTTGAAGAAAGCGGTGGTAGTGATGACGACGATACACTGTCGTATTTCGCTCAGCTTGCCCAACAGTAAGGTTACCTCTAACTAATAAAGAAAAGCCCCGTGGTTGTTAATTCAGCTGCGGGGTTTTTTGTTTACATCGCCAGCGCCGCACCACTTAACACAGGCGGAGATGGCGTTGAGCTGTTATTGGTTTGACTTGATGTAGTTGTATTGGTAACGTTTCCTCCGCTGTTATTCACAACAGTTACGTTGGTAGAATTGGTCATATTACCTGCTTGAGTTAAAGCTTCACCAACTGCTGCCGTGGGAGGAATTATAACTGATGTATCAACAGGTTTTGTATCGGTTTCAGGATTAGGTTCTCCAAGAAACTCGTAAATGCCGGTTTTAGCTATTAATTTCCCTGCTAAACCAAAAAATCCGGATTGCTCGGGGTCAGGTAAAAACCCTCTCGCAAAGCTCTTTATCGTGTCCCCAATACTTATTATTTTTTGGGCGACACCTCGCATAATTTCTTTACCCTTTTCAATTACTGTTTTGAAAACATTCGTTACAATATCAAATATATCAGTAACAAATCCACGGACGAATTTGACGATCTTGATTATCTTCATGATATTCTTTCGAAGATATATTTTCCCTACCTTTATAAGAGTACCGAAGAATTCTTTAATGCCGTTAAATATATTTGTAAAGGTTTCCGTTAGCCAATCCTTGAAACTAAATTCATCAGCACCAAAGAAGCTCGCAATACCATCAATGACTTTAGCATAGCCTTCTAGAAGACCGTTGGCCCAACCGGTAATAAGTCCCATTATTCCGCCTAGGATTTTTTGAAATATATTTCCTTCAGTTAAATAGAATCCTTCAAACATTCCATCAAAGGCACTTTTGAAAAACGCCTTAATGCCTTCAAATATATTTCCTATAGTGTCTTTGAGAAAGTCAGTAACACTAAAATTTTTCATACCTTCCAGCTTCTCTTCAGGAACGCCGAATACACCAAGCAGCCAAG